AGTGGAAAGATCAAGGAGGGATTATCTCTAGGGATTAAACCATTTGATACCTATTTTAGATTTAAAGAAGAATTTGGAGTATTTCTAGGACATAGTAATGTTGGTAAAACTCATTTCTGTTTTTATCTAATGTTTTTATATTCTTTTAGACATGGATTAAGATGGTTATGCTACTCTAGTGAAAATGAGGTGTACAGTAATATAAAAAGAATTATAGAATTTAAGTGTGGTCTACCTATTAACAAAATTGCAGAAGATGATTTGTTGAAAGCTAGTGAGTGGGTGGACTCACATTTTAAATTTATTGCCATTGATGATATACAGACCTATAAAACACTTTTAGATCTTGGATCCTCAATAAAAAAATCATGGAATTATAATGGGTTTTTAATAGATCCATACAATTCTTTAGCAAAAGACAGAGAGCTGTTTAGAAGTGTGGGTGGTCATGAATATGATTATACTGTATGCTCTGAATTTAGACTATTTTGCCATAAGCATAAAGTTGCATTGTGGTTAACTACTCATGCAGTAACTGAAGCATTAAGAAAAGTACATCCTGCTCAACATGATTATGCAGGTTATCCAGTTTGCCCAAAATTCTCAGATTGTGAAGGAGGTGGGAAGTTCTCAAATAGACCTAACTTTTTTTGCTCAGTTCATAGAATGGTACAACATCCTATGGATTGGATGATTACAGAATTGCATGTTTTAAAAGTAAAAGATACATCAACTGGAGGAATGCCCACAACATTTCAATCACCTATTAAGATGAGATCTGTAATTAATAATGTGGGTTATAGCATGGAGGGAGAAAACATGATAGAAATGATAAATGAACATACTGGAAAAAGCATATCAAAAACATAAAACTTGGTTAAACATCTGTAGATCCTTTGGATTAGATAAAGAGACCTCAGCAGATGTAGTATCTGAAATGTATTTAAAGTTGCATCACATAACAGAAAAGGGGACAGACATAACATATGGGAAGGATGATATTAATTATTATTATGTATTTAAAATTCTTTATACAATGTTTCTTCAGCTCAAAAAAAAGCAGAGTAAAGTGAGGTTTGTTGATCAGGAAATACTTAGACATGTTCAAGGACATGAAGAAATAGAATATGAAAAGATTGAGGAAAGATTTAATGAGGAGTTTGAAAAATTACATTGGTATGATCAAAAAGTTTTTGAAATTATTGCATCAGGAACTAAGATCTCAGAACTCAGCAGAAAGACTCAGATAACTTATATTAGTTTGTATAACACTTACAGAAATGTCAAGAAAAAATTAAAAAAGAAAATAGGATTATGAAATTAGGAGATCTAGTAGAATTAATAATTAGAAAAATCACATTTGGATATGGCAAAAGTATAGCTAAATCTATAGCTAAATTATTTGGTTATAAAGATTGTGGATGTGATAAAAGACAAGAGAAGTTAAACAAATATATAATTACAAAAGATGGCATTAAAGAGTTATAAAGAATTATTAAAAGCAAAAATGATTGAAAAGGATCATGTAGAATTTTCAGTTTTTAAAGAAAAAATTGGAAAAGGATTTACAGATAAGGATCTAGATGTTGTTTACAGATTACATGCTAAATATCTAAATCATAATTTCAACATTCCATGTGGATGTGGTGGAGCTAGAAAAATAGATACTATAAATGCATGGATCAAAGATTTAGTTCAAATACATGACAATGGTGTTCAATCCTAAGAGCTATCAAAATAAAGAGAACTGGAAGAAGGGAGAGCTATCTGAGAGCAGGTTTAAAAACTTCATGGATAGTATTGGCATAGGAGCTGAGAAAACCTCAGAAAGAGTAGATAAGTTTGATCATATAGATTTTATTGTTGGTGCTTTTACTCCAGTAGATCTAAAAGGTGATAAAAATTCTGATGCTGTATGGTTAGAAAAAACAAATGTGTGGGGTGGAAAAGGAAGTTTATTTGGAAAAGCTAAATATATTGTAATAGAATATTTAGATCTAAAGAGTTATGTTTTTTATGATAGATTGAAATTAGTTGAGTATATTAAACAATTCAAAAAAGTGTGTGATAATAAATCTGATTATTATTGTTTGTATACAAGAGAAGGAAATAAAGATGTAATTATAAAAGTTAAAAAAAAAGATTTAGAAGATTATGAAAGATTTAAATTTCAATACTGAGGTTCCATTTAAAGATATTGATAGGGAGCTGATCAGCAAAAAACTAGACAACTTAAAAGATATGCAGTATCTAACAAATGCTGAAATAGCAAATAACATATTATTAGAGTGGCAGAAAAAACATCCTGCAAATGATAAACTAGAGACTCTAATTAATGCAGTTGTGCAAATACATTTTTATGTAACTGAGTTACAAAATGAAAGACATTTATTAATGTTAAGTATAGATGAATATAAATCAGATAAATTAAGAGCAGTTGAAAGAGCTAGAAAAGCTGAGACAAAACTTGAATCCAAAAAGGATTGAAGTGTGGGTGGATCTAGAAGATCTAGGTCCTGATACAATTTTTATTGGAGCAGAAGATAAGATACAAGATTTAGCATTAGATCAGGTGAATGCTTTATGGATGGATTTTGAAGCTGTACCTAATATGTATGAAGAAGTGATGATTGAGTTTCAAAACATGGATTTGTTTCTGCAAGTAATTCAAAAAATATATAATGTTGATGGACCAACTTTAAAAATAGAACTTAACTTAAAATTAATGGAATGAACATAACACTTTTAGATGGCAAAACATATGACAGAGAGGATCTGTTAAAAAAAGCTAACAATGATGATTTTTATTATAATTTTCTAGGGAAATATGCATTCTCATCAAGTGCAGTCAAAAACCTATTATCATCACCTAAGACATACAGAAATATAATGGAGTATGGATCAGGAACTTCACAAGCATTAAGGGATGGATGGTTGGTGCATACTTGTGTATTAGAGAATCACATTTTTCAGGAGCAGATTTTTGTAGATGTCCAGTCAAAAAATACTAAAAAATATAAGGATGCAGTTGCTGAACATGGAAAGGTTTTTACAATGAAAGAAAAACATGATGCTGAAAGATTAACTGATGCATTATTGAGAAATGAAATGGTATTAGAAAAATTAAATGGTGCAAGGTTTGAAGTTGCTGAAGTTAAAGAAATTGAAATTGAGGGGATCCCATTTCCTTATAGAGCAAAAGCAGATATTTTAGGAAAGAATAATACAATGTATGATCTGAAATCTACAAGCTCATTAGATGGGTGGCAATATTCAGCAAACAAATATGGATATGATGTGCAAAGTTGGCTATACTGCACCTGCTTTAATATAAAACCTGAAAACATGGGATTCATTATAATTGATAAAGGATCTCTTGATATTGGATATGCTCAAGTATCAGAGGAGTTTTATTTAAGAGGTGAAGCAAAAGTGAAAAAAGCAATGCAGATCTACAGAGAATGGTTCATGCAAGATGCAGATCTTGATCAATATTATATAAACATAGAATTATGAAACACTATATTAAAAAAGAAGATTTAAGATATTACCTAAGAACTACAAAAAAAGACATAGAGCTTCAGCAAAGAATACTCAGGTATTTCTGTTATGGATTTCCAATGTTTGCATTTTGGAGTGCCATGCTGATCAACTTTATCTTTTGGATCTTTACTGGTAAAACTGGATAAGATGAAAGCAAAGGTGTGTGTGCATTGTAAAATGAATGTCCCATATTCTGATTTTCATAAAAAAAAAAGTAATAAAGATGGATATGATGGGAGATGTAAAGATTGCAAAAGAAAATATAATAATTCATGGTATGAAAAGAATAAGGATCATGTCAGAGAATACAATAAAAGTTATATCAGGAAAGTAAGAACAGATCCAAGAATTAGAATGTATAAAAACCTAATGGCAAGAGTATCAAAAAAAAAGAAGAAAAAAGGGTTTGTTACTTTTAGAAAATATAAAGAGTTATTAGGGTGTAACAAAAAGGATCTATTTCTTCATATAGAAAAACAGTTTGATCAGGAAATGAATTGGAATAATTATGCAGAATATTGGGAGGTGGATCACATAGAGGAATTGTTTAAAGCAAAGAATACTAAAAAGTTTATAGAGTTAAATCATTTTAGTAATTTAAGACCATTAGAAATTAAGAAAAACAGAATGAGGAATTATGAATAAAATAAAAAGAACTGAAATGATTTCTAGAAAGTATGACAGAAATAATTACTTCTTTCTTCAAAAAGTAAAAGAAATATTCTGTAAAAAAGTAAAATATAATCAATTCAAAAACTGGGATATATTTACTAAACATATGAGTTTAGAAATAATATTATTTTCTGAAGATTTAGATAATTTAGTTTTTTGTCATCTTGATGAATTTGAAGAATGCAATTATTTTGAATTTGATCTGCTTGAAGATATAAGATTTGAGTATAATAATGGACATATGTCTAGAGCAGCAGCAAGAGAAAATTTAGAAGATTACTATAACTCAAGTTTAGATCTAGATGTTGTTGTTATGGAAATGTATGCCAACAGAAAAGAATTATATAAAATATTAAAATGAGTAGAAAAGAATATCCAGTTTGGACTGGAGTTGTAGATTATTTTCCTGATGCATTGATGGAAGTTTCTAGGATCAGCAAGATTGGAAATGATCAACATCATGAAGGTAAACCATTGCATTGGGATAAGACAAAGAGTATGGACCACCTAGATGCCCTAACAAGACATTTACTACAAGCAAATGAAATAGATGATGATGGATGTCTACATTTGGCAAAAGTGGCATGGAGAGCTTTAGCTGCATTACAAATTAAATTAGAAAAAGATGATAAGGACAAGAAGTAGGATCAGAAATCTCATGGATGAAATTGAAGCATTATCAGGACTAAAAATCTTTGAGAAAACTAGAAGGAGAGAAACAGTAGAAATAAGATCTCTATTCTATACAGTATTAAGAAAGTTCTATAGGTTTAATCTTAGAGAGATCCAAGAGTATGGAGAGGAGTATGATTATTATATAACTCATGCTAGTGTAATTCATAGTTTAAAATCTTTTGATGTTTATAAAACTTATAACAAGAATTTAGATGAGTGGTTTCATGCAATTATTATTGATCTTGAAGAAGATGTGGCAGCATCTAGAATAGACTTCATAAAACCTAAACTCAAATATTTATCAGAAGATGATCTGTTAAAGTTATCAACAATAGTAAAAGAAATGTATGAGGAATCCCTTATACACATGAGAGAGGAAAGTTTACAAACTTGACATAAAATAGACAAAAAAGAAAAATGGCTAAGGATAAAGGGAAATTTTTAGAAGTGTTTGCCAGTAAGATGGGGAATGTTAGTAAAGCATGTGAAGCAGCTAAGATCTCTAGACAGACCTATTATGACTGGATGAAGGATAAAGAATTTTCAGGACTTATTGATGAGGTTAGAGAAGGTCTATTGGATTTTGCAGAACACCAATTATTAGCTAATATAAAAGATGGTAAAACTGCTGAGATCTTATTTTACTTAAAAACAAAAGGTAAAGCTAGAGGATATATAGAGAGATCAGAATTGCAAAACATAGGAGAGA